CTGCTCCGCCATAGTAATTGACGGTAGTTCCACTTGTGTAAGCAAGAGGTATGGCAGGAACCGGATTGGTAAACGTTGACCACTTCGTTGTTTCAAGCGTCGTTGTTTTCTTTAATCTGTAAGCAAATTGGTATGTTCCGGCAAGCAAGGCGCCATTGTTGCCAATAGATGTTATTGACAAACTCATGGCCGTGCTCGCTTTTGATATAAGGCTTAAAGAGAAAGCAGATGTATATGGCCACAACGAATTGTCCATATCAATCTTTCGGATTGCATTGGTAAAATCCGTAAAGTAAACCGATTTGTTTTCCCTGTCTTCAGTAAAGAAAGAGTCAATACTACCTGTTGGAGAAAAGTTTAATCCAGAGGCCGAGCATATTTCGTAAACACTTACATCAGCGTACGTTGAGTCTTGAGCAAAAAAGTGAATCCAATTTCTTACGCTTGACCCTCCGTTTTCGTCAACATACGAATAAACAACAAACCCATCTCTTGCAACTCCACCGATTTCTGCTTTAGCAACAGTATATCCTAGAATATTGATATTATCGACCGAGAATCCTGATGCAATCTCTTGAGTTCTTAAAAGCTCTGAAGACCTAATCTGGTTGATGATCATCTGCTCGCCGGCACCCGTGAGCTCCATATTAAGCGCATCACGGTAGGTCCCTTCCGGCTGATAGGCCGGAGAAAAGTCTTTGTTCATCCCTTTAAAAAAGGCTTGTCCTTCCTTTTTAATCTCCATTAATTAGGCTTTTTGGGGGTACGCATCAATCTCTTTTGGTTTGGCAGCATCGTAAGCCAAGTAGCAATAGCTGCTTCAATCTCTGGCTTTTGAGGCTGATTACGCTTAGACATAGCGTCTGCCTTCAGGGTTACCCATTGTTGGTACAAAGTCTGAATCTCGCTCATTGGAATCTCGTTCCGCTTGCGGTAACGCTCTCTCTTCACGAACATGTATTCAATGTAAGCCACAATAGCCCTCAAGTAATACTCTGGAATTAACGGTATATTGTTGGAATCCACAGGCATACCGTAGTACCGAATGATCACTTGGTCGTAGGAGTTGCCGCGAATCGTCGTGCTAAACACAAGGTCCGAGCCTTGCTTACTCACCACATAGTCTTTATCGTAGGTCGTTTGGTCGTCATCTGGGACCGAAGACCAATAGTTGGAGTCAAACATGGGGTAAGCCACATTCCCTGCCGTGCTGTTCTTGACGGCAATAGAGTCTATGTAAACGCAGTTCGTCGGTATAGGAAAAGTATTGCCCGTTGTAATAGTTCCAGTCGATGTCGTGAGACTTATGGTCGTCAAACCGATATCCCTCAGACCCTGGAAGGCCCATTCGTAGAAGATGACCCTGTAGCGGTCATTCTCCATGCCCAAGGCAATCATCGCGTTGCTGATGACCTGATTGATTGTTACAGTATTAATCATTGCTCTTTGGCTTGTTCTAAGTTAGTCCCATCGTAAAGTTCCTTTTCCCTTATCGATATACCGGCAAGTTGAAGAGACCGGAACAGCAGCTCGTTGTGGAACATGGCGTCAATCTCGGGATTAACAACAGGCGATATGCTTATAGCCCTTGGGAACACGACTACCTCAACCAAGTAAGAGCTGCCCGATACTGGTGCCTCTGGGAAGAACTCAATCTTTCCTTGGCTTGTCGTGCCGGTTGTCCCGGTAGCAAAAGACGATATCGTGTAAATCGCAGACCTACCCGTGTTGTTTGTGAAAGAGTTAAAAGTCCTAAGATTTCCATATACCCTTGATGCAGCATTGATGGTCCTAACTCTTTTGGCGCTGTTATAGTTCGTTGTAGACCCGGTTGCGTCTTGTACGAGGAAGTCAATGACCTTGTAAAGCGATGTAGATCCAGTTCCTAAAGAAGTGTTTATTACAGAAAACGCTATTTCCCTAGTTCCTGCACCAACGCCTGCGACTGTGACTGTTCTTACCAAAGTTCCGATTCCTTGTTGAAAAGCGTCTTCCCGGCTGAAGTCAAAAATGTCAACATCCTTGCGGTCCTGCTTTTTGGTCGGAAAGATAATCTCGTCAATAATGCTCAATTGAGCCGTATTGAAGAAATCGGCTTTTTCTGCCGCAGTAAAGTAGGGAGAACCCACCTTATCGCAAATTAAATCAAACCTTGCGCTTAGTTCTGTTGTAGTCATTTTATACCTCTATCTTTCATTTAACAAACAATCCAACACACGGGTTCAAAAGAAAAGGGAGCCGAAGCTCCCTTAACAAACCAACTGGAAATCTTTTAGTTATCAGTCCACCCTAACTCATCGTTTTCGCCAACGGTCAACACTTGGCCATTTGTTCCTATAGGTAAGTTCTTCCAGGAAGACCCATCCCAGTACTTGATGTCTCCCTTGGCATCTCCATTGCTGAACCCAGGACCCGCAGGTCCTGTTGGCCCTGTAGGACCTCGTGGGCCTTCATTGCCTGGAGGACCTACCTCACCAGGAGGCCCCAATTCGCCTGGGAATCCTTGTGCCCCTGTTGGCCCTGTAGGACCTCGTGGGCCTACCTCTCCAGCTGGGCCTCGTTCCCCAGGAATCCCTGGAACCCCTGGAGCGCCAGGAGACCCAGGATTACCCTGAGCGCCTTGTGTCCCCGGTTGACCTGTTTCCCCAGTTGGCCCAACATCGCCAACCAAAGCCAATAATTGCCAGTCAGTTGAGTGTATGTTCGGTGTCTCAGTTGTTTGTGCTACAACGCATATCCAGCTGCTTCCTCCATAACTGATGGTGTCGTTTCGATAATAAACAGTTGATGGAGCATAAGGCCCTTGCCATGACACTCCAATAGGCCCTCTGGGACCCGTTGGCCCTGTTGGCCCTGTTGGCCCTGTTGAGCCCGTGCTTCCGGATGCGCCGGTTGGACCCGCAGGCCCAGTAGCACCATTGCTGCCAACGACTCTGCCAGCATTGACCAATCGACCGCTTACAAATCGCAGAATCAAATCATTTTGCTCAATGTAGGCCGTCTCTATCTCATCAAGTTGTATTTGCGGAACAGGGGCTTGTGACGTTTGAGTGGCCAAAAACGTGGCTACCCTATCAGACGAAGATCCGATATTTGCGGCTATTTCAACAGGACTAGCATCTGGGTGCCTTTCTCGGTACCTCAAGATGCGTAGTTCTGTATCCGTAAATGTTGATGGCATTACTTGTGCTTCTTATTGGGGCTTCCTGTTTTTGGCATACTTGTTGATATCGGCCATCGTGATCTCTGGCTCTTTCTGCGCAGGCTCCGGGGCAACGTTTGGGGCAGGCTTCTCAGCCTTCGCTTCCCTGTCGGATTCCAAGAATCCAAGACGGCTCTCAATCATCTCAAGGACTTCCTTCTCGTTGACGAGCTTACCAATGGTTGAGTCTTCGTCAACGCCCAATGTGTAGCTACCAAAGCGATAGACGCCATCGTTTGTTGTGATAACTCCTCGCCCAATGGCAGTTCGGACCAAGTGACGCATTCGGGCCTCACGATTAGGAATTGCGTAAATCTTTAGGAACTGTTTTGGATTGCGCTCTGCGTAAGTCAAAACGTTTTCAAATGCGATGATTTCATCTTCCTCGTCGTAGAACATTCCACATAGCGATGCGACCTCAAGAAGCCTTCTTCCTTTCAGTTCAGAGGCCAATGTAATTGCCTTTGCATTTAGGAGTTTGTCCTCAATACGTAACTTTGACTCAACTTCTGGCTGTAGCCTTTTGAATAAAGCGTTTCCATTAAACCATGGAGATTCCGGGTTGTTTGGATGATTTGTCAAAAAATCAAGCAACTCTTTGTTTGACTTATGCACGACCATAGGCTCACCTACATTAAAGTGAAACCGCTTATAACGAGTCCGGCCATCAGGTAAAATCGTTTCCGTTAGTCTATGGACTACACCATCCAAGGTCTTGTATTCCGAAAAATGGAAAGTGCTCCCATTGCCGGACTGCAAAAGAAAGAACTCAAAATCGCTTTGTTTAACTGGCATTTTTAAAAATTTATGACACTATAACACATAAAATTTTGTTCAGTTCCAAAACAAAAGCCCCCGCCTTGTGGGCGAGGGCTTCGTTTCCTCAGTTAAGAGGGATTACGCTGCGTACAACAAACCGTGGTTGTTGGCTGCGCGCAATTCAACACCGATGGAAGAGTAGAAGTCTACTGTGAATCCATCTTTACCGTTAGAGCGAGCGGCTCCGGAACCGGCCTCTGGGGTAGTGATACCCTCTTGGACGGTTCGACGGAACTCAAGGCTCTGACCCAACAGGTCTTGCTTGTAGCGCAAGTTGATGAGTGGGTTGCCACGATCGTCGGTACCCATGTTCAAGAACAGCATGGCTTTGTCCCAGTTGATGCCTGAAGTGGCAGGAGCAGGGAACAGGGCCTCGTTGGCGAATGGGTAGTACAGAACAAAGTTCAAGATTTTGTCCATAAACTTGTACTTGGTAATGTTCAGTCCGGTCATAAGACCATCGCCGGAGAACACACCGAAGCTGATGCCACCATTCAAGGTGTAGTCGCGAAGCGCGAACTGAGCGTCAGCATAGGCAGAGCTACCGCAAAGTACAGTAAACTCGCTTCCGCTACTGTTCAAGCACATCAAGCGAACTTGCTCGGCCAAGTCTGTTTCCGCAATAGCAGAAGAATAGGTTCCAACAACACCATCTGTCAGAACTCGTGGCAAGATACCATTACCGCCAAGGCGGCCAGACATTACGTTACCAGTTGTAGCTGATCCGTTTGACTTTGCGGCCAAGATGTACATCTCGCGGTCCATGGCCATCTCTTGCATGGTTTCCATCTCGTTGATGTAATAGTAAGACCACTCGCTGTCAGACTTCTTTACGTACTTGAGGTTAGACCCTTGAGTTGTGGAACAGACCACAGAACGACGCATGATGCCTAGGTACTCGCTGACCTGGTTTTCTTGCCATACACGACCGGATGGGCTATCAGAATATTCAGCCTGCAAGTTGTATAAGTGAGCGAATTTCAGCGTTCCAGTAATTGACACACCAAAGTTGGTGCCCAAGGCTTGAATCGCTAATGTACCAGAAGCTCCATTACCTCCACCACCACTAGTGATACCGGTAACAATTGCATAAGCATTGTTCTCAAAGCGAATTACATCTCCGACCAAGAAAGAAGCTTGGGTACCAGTTGCGTATGTGACTGTTCCAGTTGTGTCTCCAGAAGCACCAGTAGCGGCAGACGCGGTGACCGATTGACGGAATTTGCCTTTTTCAAACCAGTTGAAAACATCGTTGCCGACAACGGGGTTCTTGCGACCGATACGGCTCAAGAGGGTTGTAATGGTGTACTGAGGGAAGCGATACGTGATATAGTCGCTGAAATCGGGTTTTTGGATTCCACCAAAAACGTAGGTGCTATCCACATTACCAGTTCTGATGGTATTTGGGGTAGCATTGTTTGGATTGACTGTATTAATGTAAGCCATTTTTTTGTTTGTTTAAGTTTAGAACAAAGGTTTTTCACCCTTTCTCAACCTTTCAACTTCGGATTCAACAGTAGACAAAGCCTTTCGTGGAGTAGCCTCGGCGATATTTGTTGCCTTCGGTCTCTCTACGTTGGACAGGTTTTGAATCACAGCGGCTTTTCCTGAATTCTTGGCGCTACGAGTAGCGTACTCAAGTACCTTGTCGAACATTTCCAATTTGTAGGCGCTTTGCACCATCTTTTGGAAATCCGGTTCTCCATTAGGTTTCAGGAAGTGCTTGATCTGGAACTCAGTTGCCTTAGCCTTATCGTTGTAAGTGGTGAGCATCTTTTGAATGCTTGCCCGGTCTTGGTCTTTGACCTTGACCCTGTCCACCTTTTCGATGCTATTGATTGCCTTGCGAAGGTTATCATCGTAAACACGCTGATGCTCCTGCGCTTGTAAAGCAACCTGTTGCTTCTGAACTTCCTGCTGCAACTTCAAGTCCTTTCGTATCCTCTTCGCATTAAGGCGAATTTGGGTCTCGTCAAGGGAGGCAATGTACTCATCAAGTTCCTCCTTTGTATCAAAGTCGGATTTAAGCTCATACGACAAAAGGTCCACATCTGGAACTGAGTCGTAATCAAGAGTAGACAAGCCTAAATAACTCAGCCAGTCGCCTCCCTGCTTCATGATCTCATTCGCCTCTCGGATCATATCACTGGCGAATACGGTCTTGGCGGATTCTTTCGTTTCCTCCAACTCCTGTTTTAGGCTCTTGAACTTTTCTACAAAATCTTGGGAGTTGTTAACTCCCTCAAGTCCAAGGTCCGTAAACTCGTTTTTGTACTTTGTTACGAAATCATCCGCAGCAGGTACTTCAACGCCTTCGTCCAAATCAATGTCGAAATTGAGGTCCGTGTTAGGGTTCTCATCTGCATTAACATTTTCTGTATCGGTTTCGTTTGCAGGACCATCAGCATCTGCCTCTTCCTCCAATCCTTGGGTAGTTTCTGCAGGAACTTCAGGAGCTTGTGCCGCAGGCTGTGGAGGAACCTCTGGCTGACCGTTAAGGGCGTTTAGTGCCGCTTGTTCGTTCTCATCGCCTATGGGCGAATGAGATTCCGCCTCGCCCGTCAGTTTCTGAAGGGCTAGCAAATCTAAATCTTCTGACATGTTTATTGGGTTTTTTGTTCTTTTAATGCCTCAATGATGAGGTTGAAGTTCTGTTCTTGCTCTTTTTTGAGCATATCAAGTTGAGTTTGTTGCTCCATCGTGCGATTCTTTAACTCCTCCCTTAACATTTGGAGTTGTCCTTTGTTCTCGGAACGAGCCCTGTCAACTTGAATTTGTTTCTCAGTATCTCCAATGATTTGCTGTTGAGCCATCTGTTGTTGCATCATCATTTGCTGTTCTTGCGATTGTTCCGCTTGAGATGCTTTTCGGTCCTGGAGTGCAAGGAACTTCTTGACGCCCTCTTTGGTATCTGGATTGAATAAAAGAACCATAGCCTCGGAAATACTTAGGCTGTTAGCCTGTACGGCGGAACTAACAAGTTGCTCGAACTTCGGCCTATTGTTCATAATATCATCGGAGTTAACCTTGATAAAAATACCATAATCCTGAAGAGGTACATCTTCATCAATCTCCATAAGGTCAATGCCGATTTGCGAGACAATTGGCTCATATTGCTCTTTTAAGAATGGGAAAATCGTCTTGATGTAGTTGGCATACTTCTGCAACAAATCGTTCTCAAAAATTTCAAACGCTTTGTTCAACGGCTGAGTAATAAGACTGCTTTGCATGACCGCCATCTGATTCACTCCAACAAGAGAATCTCCTTTTTGAAAACCTTGGCGAGCGTCGTTGATTCCAGAAATCTTGTCAATTTCCATGTCAATGTACGACGCCAAGTTGAGGTATAGGTTAATTGAATTGGAGATACCCGTGTCAATGCTCGGGAATGGGTTACCATTGGGCGGTACCGCTTCCTGTCCGCTACTCGTAAAGGCAATACCGGATGTCTTCAAGTAGTACATCACATCCTGCAATTGCAGGTTGTCTGGCTTGTAGCGAAGATCGTAGACAAAACCTTTACGTCCTGCCGTGGACATCTCTTGTTGCACGGTGTACATAATTAGGTCCTTAAACTCTTGCAGAGCGGACATCTCCTCAACCTTGGACACAGTCCTAAAGTTGGTGTACTGCGGGGAGATAATCGTGTAACTGTACTCGGCTTTCACCGGATTGTCAACGCTATCCCTAACGATGTTATTCATCTCGCCCCATTCCTTCACAATGCTAGACCCCACAAGGGTCGCCTTGCGAATTGTCTCAACATTCCTTGTTTCAATGCGTCCTCCATTCTCCTTCTCCTTCTCCGTCAACTTGGGCTTTTCGTCTTTCCCCAGGATCTTGACGTGCTCGCCGCCATATTGGTCCACGGTTACCTTGGCGCGTACCTGGCGAATGTCCCTCCACTCCGCATAAAACACCAAGCACATAAACTGATTGTTCACGGTAATGTAAGGCAACAAGAAGTTCGTTCCGTTCTGCGAATAACCGCCCCATAGCCAAGAACCCTGGTCGTACCTTATCGTATTCAACTCCTCAAGCGTCAAGCCATAGGTGTCGCAGACCTCTGTTACCGGAGCATAGCGCCACTCGCCAATAAATGCCGATGTGCTAAAGCTGTCATCAAAAACATAAGGATCCACAATGACATAACGAGGGTCTACACGGCGAATGTGTGGCTTTCCATACTTTAACTCGTGCTTACCAATCGCCCTTCCTACAATAAGAACATCCCTCCAAAAGGCAAGCCTTGTTTGGACATACTTGTCTCTTTCAATCTCGTAGCGCAAAATGGAGTCCATCGTACGCTCAATGGGCTCCTTGTAGGATGAGCGCATGTAGAGGTCCAATTCTTCTTCAGAGTACGGAATAAAATCCGGCTCTTTCATCTCGATAAGTTCGCCTGTCGGATCAATCTTTGGAATGACAGACATCATAATCTTTTGTGCTACAATGGAAGATTTCTTCTTCATCTTCCTAGATACAGCATCACGATTTAGTGTCTTACACGATACGTCCAGCTTTTGAATAGCCACCTCTCCTTCAAGTAGGTTGACCTTGTTGCGAATCTTGTTGAAGTTAATCCACAATGCCGGAAGGCTCCGCCCATTGTAATCCTTCTGCAGGAAGTCAAACTTCTTGGAAAGGTCGTAGTCTCCATTGTAGAAGTTCATGGACCGGTCCATGGCTGTGTAAAGGTTGGGAATGTAACCGTTCGCCACCGTCTGCCCAAGAATAGCCAAGATGGCTTGCTTGTGATAATCCTCTCCCTTCTGCGAGTCTTGGACCCACATATTGGGGAAAGTTGTTTGTATTGCGGTAGCGCTCATTTACGTTGTAGTTTTCCCTCCTTACTGAAAACATAGTCAAATCCCTTGAATAGGTCATTGCTTGTCTCTTTTCTTAACAAACGACTTTTGGCTACCGTTCGTAAATTAATCAAGGTAAGGCCCCAAGCATCTACTCGGTCATATTTTCTTTTTTTGTTTTCTGGGTTGTAATTGGCCAAATCCGACAGCAAATCGGAGTAATGGTAGCGCTCAATGTTGGATGTCAAGTCATCGTCAATAACGCCAATCATCTGATCCTTAACCATTTCATCCATGTAGACGCCGTATTCAACGACATTTCCAGGCCTGGCTAATTTGCCAATCTTCGGAGGCTTTTTCGCCAGAAACTTCGTTAAGTCTCTATCCTGGAAGTAGGATATCATCCGGGCCCTGTTTCTTTCAATCAAGACCGTGCAGGTGCTCTTCTTGCTGTAGTACTCCACCGCCAGGGCGCATTGCTCGTAAGCCTCGTTCATGTCCTTGGGCTTGGCTGTATACTGCAACACAGCGCCACCGCTGTGCGTCTCCTCTTCCCCCAAGTGCAGTCCTTTCGCGATAAAGAACGACAGGTCTGAGCCAATGCCTTCTTTCTTGGCGCCATCCGTCGGGTCACACCCGGCGGCATACTGAACGTCGTCAGAGGGCTCCTCCAACATGATGACGTCCCCGTCTTCCTTGGGAATGAATACCACCTTGTCGTTGGATTTACGGAACAGACCCCTCTTCATCTTGGGGGGATGGGTGTCCAAATGGGCAATGCGGTTGTTAATTAACTCCACGTCAAAAGGCGAATCACCCACCTGGATGAACATCTCCTCAGCCTCCAAGGGGTACTGAACGATGAAGTCGTAATACCGCTTCATGGACTGCTTGCGCTTCTTCTCGCGCTCACTAAGGATGTATTTCAGCCCCTCAATGACGTTCTCGTTGCCAAGCTCGTTGTCAATCATGAAGCCGCTCCACCCGGCAGCAAAGTAGCGAATGAGGCCATAGCCTTCCGCGTTGTACCAAAAGTCCTTGAAGTCATCGCCATTTTCTGCAGCATCTCCCGCCGTACCAGCGAGGATGGGGACGCCCTTCCGGGTAATACCATCATCCGCAGCCAAGGCAGGTTCCGTGTAGGACCAGTTCTGCTTGAGCTGTCCTGGGTCCCACTTGCCGGGCTCCTCGTACACCACCATGCGCATACCGGATCCCTCAAACGACGTCGGCTCAGGGGAACGACCAAAGATCACCGAGTTAAGACCCACCTTCTTGATGTTGCCATCCTTGTCGCGAATCTTCTTGGCGAACTCTAGGCGCGATGCCGAGTTGCCGGCCATGGATGTAGCGCGTAGGAAAGACGGCAGGTTGTTGTAACCGGTCTTTAGCACGTCGCTCATGAACTTCTTCATGTCCTCCTCGGACTTGGATGTGAAACCAATCTCCGAATAGGGATTGTGGATCGCCGTGCAGTACATCGCGTTGGCAAGGCTGTAGGACTTGCCCCAACGGCGCCGTCCACCAAGGATGACGCCGTTGCCTGTGTTGTCCGGGTAGATGCTTGACTCGCCGTACAGGCAAGACTCAATAAGGTTAAAGAACTCCGCGTTACACCTGCGAAACTCCGGGGAGATAAGACCCCCGTTCTTGGACTTCATCTTCCAGAAGTAGGTGTACATGTACATCATTCCGCAGATGCCGTCATGCCCAAACCTCGTCCTGCGTATCTGTTCGTTCTCCCACTTGGACTGTTCCGTCCGGCTGGAAAACGAAGGAATGATCATCTTTTTAGGCTTGTAAGTGGACATCTGTATTTGTCCAATCTTGTCCAAGTAGTACCTGACCCTCTCGTTGACGTCAAAGGCGCTGTTGAAAAGGTAATCAACTAGGCTTTGCTTCATGCGTGAAAGCTGTCAATAGCGGACATCTCGTCCTCGGCCGAAGAATCCTTTTGTGTGTCCATGTTCATCTCCGTGTTAATCATAATCTCAATGGCCTTGCGTTGTTTGGTTAGGTCAATGAGCGATGCAGAAAGCTTCTTAATTTCGTCAGCCTCTAAGCCTTGAGCACCTTTGAGCCTCTTACGTATCTCGGACAAGGCTGCCTCCAGGGCTTCTAAGGACTCTCTCTCCGAACCAATGCCCTGCATGTCGTGGTAAGCCTCAATGTACTTACCGATCTTGTCCTTCCGAATGGAAGACACATTTAAAAGAGCCTTCTGATAACGCTCCTCGGGGGATAGGTTCTTGTAGGGGGATTTCCAATCCGCGTATAAGGCCACGAACTTGAACTCGTCCGAGGTTATTCCTTTAAATTCAGCAAGAATTAGCAAGTGAGGATTGTCCTCAAAGACGTCCTCTTGACTTATTTTAAACAGCATGTGCTATTAACCAAGACTTATCGTCTTCGTTCTATGCAAAGAATTTAATGGAAATCATAAATCTGCTCGTAACTCCAACATTTGTAGTGCTAGCATTCCATGCTGCAATTACGAAGCTATTGGGTTCTTCAATAGTTCCTTGGCTAACTCTTATGACGGTGTTATTGTCTGTAGTTTGGTTTGACGCAACAATGCTTAATTCGGAATTTTGAGCTATGTTTGACGAAGTTACAATCCCAGAAAAATCAATTTTCCAATAAGCAGTTGAAGCAATCCCGTTGATGTTCCCTCCAGTAACCACCGAAAAAGTTGCAGCAACGCCCATCGTGTTATAAAATGTAGCCCCTGTTGGCGCGTTTGTTCCGTTTACGCTAATTGCACCTACCCACTCTTTGTATCCCTTTTCGGCAAGAGCGCAATTTGACACAATTCCTGTAACCGATTGCGATGTCGTGAAATTTACTGGCGCACTCGCCGGTTGGTTCATTTCAATTACACGAGTAGATGTTCGGTCAGAAACTTGCGTTACATAGTCTTGGTTTACCAAAACCTCGCCCAAATAAACGATTTGCCCATTTATGTTTGTTGGGGTTCCAATGGATGTCAACCCAAAGGTTGACTTGACCGATGCCAATGTGTTATTGGCGATGCGTGATTCTCCATTCGTAAATACCAACAAAGTCTTTGTGGACTGCGTGGCATACGCATAAACCACTTGGTCTTTGTTGATGGCGCCCGGAGAGTCAGGGGCTCCAGCAAGTGTCTGAAATGAAAAGTTAAAAAGTTGACTCATTAGATAGGAATAACGGCTGAAAGGGCTGAATTTGTGGCAAGAACAAGATTGTCTGGCGTGTCAAGGTAAATCTCGGTAACCATACCGGTAACGCCGGCGTCAATGTAGCGACGATCGTCAAGAATGGTTCCGGCAGACTTCAGCTTTGAGAAGGCAAAGATGCAGCCAGATGCACCAGTAGTCGTTGTATTTAAAATTCTGTTTCCGTTGAAAAATAACAGCGGAAATGGAGCACACATCATTTTTACCACGTTAGCTCCGGATAATGACAAAGATTGTATTTGGGTTGGAGTACGATTGACAGCAAAATCATACTTTGTGCCCTTAAAAATGTACTCCACATTGGAAGATCCTGCCGCTGTCAAATAAGCTACGGCAATATGCTCAAGATTTAAAATAAAGGCCCCAGTAGCTGTTGAAACACCTGTAACAGGGGCGTCCATCTTTCCAACCCCCGAAACGGAGGAAGTGACTTGAGCCAAACACCCAGAGACGCTCGTTAAATTAGCGTAAGATCCCGTGGTGATGGTAGCTACCCGATTGGCACCAATCTGCGCGTCGTAGAACTCTACGTACCGGTTGCTAGTGCCAGTAGGGCCAGAGTAAGCCCACTTAAAGTCGTCAGAAGAAATAGCCGTTTCACGAAGAGCATTCCCCGTGAGAGCGGTTCCGTTGTTGTTAATTACTTCGGTAAAGCGAATTGCACTTGCCATAATTTTGTTAGTTCTGCATCATTAACAATACGGCTTTGTGCTTTGTTCACTCCTCGTCTTCCCCAAAGACGTCGTCCAAGTCGTGATCAATCTCTATGATCGCCCCAACCATCGTGAGCAACTTGTCGCAAAACTCCTCGTCCTCCCAATCAATCATCCCAAAAAAGCACACAAAACCTAACTCATCAAAGTGCGACACCGTGAAAATCTTGTTCTTTTCGTCGTAATCGCTGATTTCGCCAAATTGAAAGATCGTGTACCGGTCGTCTTCGTGCTTTATGACTTTGTGCGTAGCACTCCGCCAATACCCCGGGCCATCCGCTTCGTCACTCATCCAGGACGAATTTACATATTCAAAACCGTATGGCTCTAAAACTCTTCCCTCTATTGATTCATCTTTCATTGGTAAGTATTTTGTCTTTGTAGTCCCCCCTTGTAGTCATCAAGTTAAAGGCTTTTTCATAAAAAGCCAAGTCCTTTGATACAAGGTCTCTGTAAAGATAATAGTTTTTCTCTATAAAATACCTTGCATGATCGTACTTTATTTCCTCAAAATCCTTCCCGGACTCGTAGTAATCCTCCATCATCTCCACGATGATACCCGGATACGACATAACGATGTTCATGTTCATGCCCCTATAACCACCCTAGGGCTCAATAGTTTCGTTTGATCGCACCAAAGAGACCGTGCTTGAAACCAAATGCCTCCCCCTATCGCCAACAAAAGCCATGTTGTGGTTAATCAACCACTCCTTTCCGGACTTCACCATCCAGCCCTCGCCAACCAAACCCTTAACCGCCTTGTGGTACGAAGATCGATCAGGCTTCTTCCCCACAATAGGCTCCACCCACTCACAATACCCCTGAAACTCCACCTGAACCACCCTGGAACCACTCTTCAGCCTGGTCATAACGTACATAGCCAAGGCGATCTCCGATGGCTTTAGCCTAACCAAAGCCTCCAACCCGGGAATAAACATCTTTACAAACCTCGCCCTGTCCCACGCAGACCTCCCTAAAACACTAATACGCTCATCCGAAAGGAATTCCTCCCCCGTCTGAGTATCCACAAGCTGCCTCTTCCTTAAAAACTTTGCCATGTCGCAAAAATAACCCTTTTTTACCCCAAATGTTCCTACAAATGTGGTGAATTTGGCCACATTTTTGGTGAATTTGGCCACATTGTGAATTACATGTCAATAAAAAACGCTGTTTTTGATATCGCTAGGGCACTTTTTTAGTACCCCCCTAATTTCCCTCTATATAATAATATAGATATAGCACTCCCTATTCAAAATAGGGGTCCCTGTGGATGGAATTTTGAACATTGTATGGATGGAATTTTGGGCTTTACCCCAAATTTTTCTAGTTTATTTTCAAAAATGAAAGTCATCCCCCCTATTCGTAACATTGAATAAACAATCCATTAGTCAATCTGTTGTTACAACAATATATTTAGTCTTGCTCTACTACATTTAGTGTATCATTTGTTACAACAATGAACACAATTAGGCAATGTTGTAACAATGATTGATTTTTATTCCAAAAAAAATGATGATAAAAAAACAATGATGTGTTATATAACAATGCTATTGCTCGTTCAATGATACGATAAAATTGTAATCAATGTTACAAATAATTGCTACAATAAATTTATTGGATACAAAGGTGGTTGTGTTATAACATATTGTTTATCATAGCATTGTTACAACACATTATTTTTCTAATGACTAAAAATATATCAAACCTATTTTTATTTTTGAGCAAAAATAATGACGACTAACTCGCATTGTTATAACACATTATTTTGGTTAGCATTGTTATGAAAAGTAAAAATCGTTCTTTTGGTAAGTGGTTGTGTTATAACAAAACCAATGATTGCACAGGATGTCTTGTTTTGTAACACAAGTTTTATCTTATTCGTGTAACACATCATTTATCTAATTGTGTAACACATCTTTTCATAACACATCTTTTACCAAATCCATATTGTTTTACAAATGGTTGTGTTATAACAAAACGACTTTGTACCGAGTCCATGTGTATTCATAACACATTGTGATTTTTCATCTAATATTTTTATTGGAAAAACAGGATTACTCATAACACATCACTTTTGTAACAAATGATTTTGTGTATGTGGCTGAATTTTATGTTGTTATAACAAAACGATACACCCACCAAAACCTCTAATGCAAAACAATGTGTTACGATACACCCAAAAATTACCAAAAGTTTTTTATTGCTACACTATTCTATAACATATTACACAATTATTAGTGCTTATAGGTAATACGGAAAAAATAAATCATTGTTGTAACAACAAATTCACTATCGTGGGCATATAGCAAATTCAGGGTTTTGCTACATTTCATAACACATTCTACAAAAAGTCTACTATAGTATACCTTTGCTGATAGGCAATTTTCATAACACATTCTACATAAAGTCTACTATAGTATACTTTTAAAATCAAGTAGGAAATCCATAACACATCTCACATCGTGTTGGTAAACTGTCGGCCAAAATGTGGCTTTATTGCATTGTAGGGCTATTTGTAATATGAGGTTTTCTTTGTATCTTTGGGTATCGTTAGTAAAGGTCGCAGGGATGCGTATTGTGTTACGACGATTCGTTCTCTGACATATTGAAAAACTACATAACACAATGTGGGTAATGTTCCCACAAAAAAATTGTGTTATACTTTTTTCGGATTGGCTTTGGGTATGCATTCCCATAACAATGCATAAATCGGATATGTGCAAATCCTCATAACATTGCACAAAACCATAACACAAAATATATATTGTTATGAATAAGTCAATTTTGAATGCCGTCGCTTTGTTTGTTGCTTTACCTTCGGTTCGTAACATCGTGAAATTTTCTGATGTTAAAAAATTACTAACCGAACTCCGTAACATTAGGCACAATCGTTTCTTAAAATTGGTGGAATTATCCAAATTGTGTTACGATTTCCGTGTTTACTTTAATTCTGCCGAGTGCAAAGAGTTAAGAAAGAAAAAGAAAATTGATGTTACGATGGAAGATGTGATTAGTGTTACATTTAATATGGGCAAAGCATATTTCTATCGTCTTGCTACTATGGGGAAATATGTTACGAATAACCCCGAAAAAGTAGGTCAATTCATAACATTGAACGCAGAATCACCTACGGAATATGTTATGGACGCCACTACTTTTAACGATTTTTGTAGTGGGAAAACAAAAGACAATAAAGAGAACGAACCAAAAGACGACGATAGTTCGTCTGATGTTACGGATGCTTTGGAGTCTCACGATAGACAATTGGAACAACAACAAGAGGCAAAAGAGAATGAAGCCAAAGAGGTTGTGTTTAATATGTTATACAAAGGTCAAGGTATAACAATATCCAAACATAAAAAGGGTGGATATGTTACCGAACTACATAACATTGAACCAACCGACTTGCAAGAGTTCTTGAAAAGTGTAATTAATGTTATGCCTACAATCCTGTTGGACGCAAAGAGGCATCAGCCATTTGGCGTAACACATTATTTGGACACAAAGTCCAAGAAGTGGATTACAGACTATGGTAACATTAAACTAACAAAGCCTCAACGAGAACTCGTAACACAAAGCATAAAAAATCACGCATAATGTGTTACAGACCCCTTGCGAAAGCAAGGGGTTTTTTTTTGCCCATACTTTCGTAACACAATACGAACTAATTGCCTTCATAACACATTGTTGTTCTCTGGCATTCATTTGCAAAACTCGATCGAGTACGAAAAAAAAGTCACTATCACTATCATATGCGATGCGGTGCGATGCAGCGTAACAAAACAAAACCGGGAAAGTCTACTATAGTATACTTTTTGAATAAATCTCGCAAGGAGTGGCGAACCAATGCGGCGCGTTCCGTTGAACAGTAAATGCTATTTGTCAAATGGGAAAACTTGCCTATCTTTGTATTATTGAATGCTACACCATAGAGATGCTATCAAAAAAGTCTACTATAGTATACTATTCATTTGGAATGCCGATGCCAATACCAAGTAGGCAAAAACAAAATCACCACATATGTTTTATTTAGTTGACCATCCTTGCATAAAGGATAAAAGGCTTGCAGAAAATTATCTGCAAAGAGGCGAAACAAAGTACTTGAGGCAAAAGCCAAAGGCTTTGTTTGAGGCCATCCCAATGGTAGACCCTAAATGGGTTTCATCAAGGAAGGAGCGTAGGAAACACCGCTTCAGCAATCAGACATCAGAATTCATTCGTGTCTCTCAATGATAAAAGTCTACTATAGTATACTAATTCACTAAACCAACTCAAAAACCATGTCAAATCAATCCCAAAGACCCCTCTACGAAATAGCCGCAGAAATTCGTAGAACTTGGCCTAACCCATATTTTGGTGCTGTGCCATACATTGACGCAATGCGTAGTCTGAATTCAGTTTATGACGACTACGGCCTTGACTCAGGAGACTCTATTGTCCTGTATTTCTTGAGCAATGCACAAACTTGGCGAGGCGATGATGCAAGGCGAATCAAAAAGGAACTCAACTCAATACTAAAAACCGAAAAGAGATGCCAATTAGAGAAATCCTAAAGACTTTGTTTGTTGCCGCACTCGGCATCCTTGGTTTGTATGCATTAACACGAGCATTCCTATTCCTTACAACCCTTTATCCATAAAGTTATGAGCCTAAACAAAACAAGAGAGGCGATGATGGCCATATTGGCCGAATCCCTGCAGACCGCAGACCCAAATGACCGGCACAAACCCCTAATCCGTACCACGGAGGACTTTTGGGGCAAAGACATAACCGAAGGGTGGACGAACGGCATTTGGCTATGTGGAGAATGCGGATACACCTACAAAGGCGGAACCGCATTTGTGTACTACAACCAATCATCCAAGAATTACTCCGGAGGAATCCTTAAGTCGTTTATGAAACTGCTATCCAAGAACGGATGGCATGCCGAATGGTACGACCCAGGCACAGTATTTATATTTCCAGAACTTCACCAAAACCCTTAAACAAAACCAAACTCCGGGATGGGAGATATACCAAACAAAAACTGCTATGGGACTAGACATGTATCTATCCAAGAAAACCTATGTCCAAAATTGGAGCTATATGGCTCCCAAAGAGAGGCATAGTGTAACCGTCAAGTGTGGTGGCGTGGATGTACCACACATCAAGCCCGAACGGGTATCCTACATTGAGGAGCAAATCCACTCGTGGCGTAAAGCAAACCAAATCCATCGGTGGTTTGTAGAAAATGTCCAAGGCGAAGTGGATAACTGCGAGGAGTATTTTGTGTCAAGGGACAACCTTAGAGACCTTCTGCACGAATGCAGGCAAGTAATCGCAAATCCCAATCACTCATCGGAGGTACTCCCAACAGCTGAAGGGTTCTTTTTTGGGTCAACAGATTACGACGAGTTCTATTTCCAAGACATCAAAGAAACCGCTGAAATGTTGGAGAAAGTCCTCGCAGAGGAACCCGAAAACCAATGTGACTTCTATTATCGATCATCTTGGTAAACGCTATTTGTACAATGAGACATCAGCCGTACCTTTGTATTAATGAATTCAACAACAAATAAAAAGTCTACTATAGTGTACTTTTTCAATTCAAACATCATCCACTCAACCCCATCAATATGTTAGAAATCAGCAAAGAATTCCAAGATTTTATCGAAGTTAGAGTGATCATCCGTTTCTGCATTAATGTGAACGGCCATGAAATCTCGGGCAAATACACGAATGAGGACATCCCTGCATTCAATTGTTCATCGGTAGAATTTGACGACCCAAAACTCATGTACGAATCCTTCACACCCGAAGAGGTGGACGAAATCCAAGAATGGATAGAACACAATATCGAACTCCCTAGAATTTAACCATCAACCCTAAACCCATCAATATGAAAACAACCTATGTAAAATCCCGCCAAATCACCTGTGTATCCGAGCCTTCATCCTTTGTGAGGGTAAAGATAGAAAGCCCAGACGATGCCGAAAGATTCGCCCGACAATTCTACCACGAGGACATTGAACTCTACGAGTCCATGTTCATAATGATGCTGAATCGTGCCGGCATGGTCACATCCTACGCCAAGATATCCCAAGGTGGGACATCGGGAACGGTAGCAGACCCAAAAATCATCGCCAAGTATGCGGTGGATGACCTGTGTGCTAGCGTAATCCTCGTGCACAACCACCCATCAGGAAACAGAGAACCATCGCAAGAGGACAAAGACTTGACAAAGAAAGTGAAGCAAGGACTAGCAATGCTTGACATCAAACTGCATGACCACATCATCCTAACCACAAACGGATACACATCCCTTGCAAGCGAAGGAATAATCTAACCCTAAACCCAAAACCCTAAACCCCAAACCCAAATCAAATGAAACACCCAGAAAAATGGTACATCCCTGTAACCAAAGAGAACCGCGCAGAACTCCAAACATGGTGGCGAAAGCAAGCCTTAAAAAGCGAATGGACAAGCAACCCGAACTTCGTCCTAAGGCGTAACGTTATCGTGCTCTCGCAACACCCGACCGATGACAGCTATTATTATGCGGGAACCGAGAGCGGTTTCAAAGAGAACTACCCGTCCTACGAAAAAATCACCCTTGAACAATTCCGTCAAATCACCAACCCACATCCCGAACATTGGTGCATTGAAGCCACGGAAGAGAACTTTAAAGAACTCTATGCTTGGTGGAGGAAGGAGGTACCTTATCGTTACAGAGAGTTTAGGGTTGGTGAAACCTTAATGTCCGATCACCCAGAAGACTCAAGCAAGTACCATATTGGCAACGTCAAGAAATGCCTTGAACAATTCCCTCATTTAGTAGAAATCACCCTTGAACAATTCCGTCAAATAACAAACCCAAACCAAACCAAAACAACCATGACAAAACAAATCCAAATCTCCCGTGAGTTACTCAACGAGTACTACGAAGCAGCTACCACCCCACAGAAGGAATACCTTACAGAACACTTCAAGTTAGATGGGAGGACTACCGACGAAGCCATCCGTGGACTGCACGATATGGCATGTTCAACCTGGAAACCACGCATCAAGAAGAACCACCCCGACTGCTTCCCCGAGGATAGCAAGCACTTTGACTTTTCCGAGTTTGTTAACCGATGTGATAACAGAGTTGTTTCGGAAGATGTTTGTGAAGCACTGGGACTTAGGCGTGAATTCATTCAAGTTAGGAATAATAGCTGCAACCCAGAAACGCACCATCAATCGTTCTACCTTTCGTCTCATTACAACTGGGAACTTGTACAAGATGGAACAGAATCCGGTCGCCCCGTGATGGTGCTAATCCCAACCAAGAAGTCATCTGAATAACAATCAATGGGGGGGGTATTCAATCCCCCCCCCTCTTTCTTTCTTTACCATCAACCCTATAAACTCAAGTAACCTATGCCTAAAGTAGTATATGTGGATGGCGGCAACCTGTTTGTCGTATCCAAGTCCCCGTCTTCCAACAAGAAGATCACCGGCTCCAATGCGGACATCGTGCAGACCTACACCTTCAGCCTTGAGCAGTACCGGCTAGCCAATTCCGGGAAGAAGTTCGCGATGAAGGAGTTCTTTGCCCTGGACTCATCGTGTTGCCTTGACTGCCCATTCTCAGGCAACCAACGAGCCAAAGACAAATCCCTCACGCAGGGATGCTACACCCACAAGTTCATGCAATACACGGGATTCCTATCCATGCTACGCCACATCAAACCCCAAGATGTAACCCTCTTGGATGACGACAAGCGTAGACGCATTGTAAGCCTCTGTGACGCATCGTATGTCCGCTTTGGCACCTATGGTGAGCCAAGCCTTATGGATGCAACCTTGGTCTCCCAAATGGCTCGTGTGGCCAAGGTATGGACAGGCTACACCCACCAATGGGCCAAGCCGTGGGCCAAGGAGTACGGCTCTTGGTTTATGGCATCCGTGCACACCGAGTCGGAGGTCGCCTTGGCGGAGCAGTTGGATTACCGATCGTTCCTATCCAAGGGAGCGGATGACCCTGTGTCGGGGGTCGTATGTCCTGCATCCAAGGAGGCGGGATACAAATCAACCTGTGACAAATGTGGCCTATGCTCCGGCACGATGGGCAAGGGCAAGAAGAATGTAACAATCAACCTACACTAAACTCTGGGACGGGAGATATACCGAACAACTTTTATATGCCAAATTGGTGCTCAAACTTTCTAGTCGTATCGGGAGGTACGCCAGAAAAACTCAGCTTAATTGCTGAAAAATTCTCAGACCCATCAAACGATAGGGTCTTTGAGTCACTCATCGGGAGGAACCCCAACTTCGATGAGAAGGATTGGTACAACCACAACTGTGCTACCTATGGCACAAAGTGGGACATCAATGGTGACGAACACGTCCTCAATCCGATTGACGATGCAGGTGGGTTCTCCGTGTTTTTTGATACGGCTTGGAGTCCTGCGGCTCCGTTCGCCATTGCCTTGTCCAAGAAGTACGGCGTTGATGTGCGGCTTGAGTACGAGGAGTGTGGATTTGACTTTGCCGGTTGGATGACTGCCTCATCGGGAGAACTTGGCGAAGACGTGCAGATGGATTACCACGAAGGCAAGTACGCCATGGATTCGGATGCCTACATGCAGTGTGAGGTAGAGTCCATCATAGAGTGGGCCATCAATGACGAACTTACCGAGCAGGAGCTCATTGATAAGCACCTCCACTTTATGAGTGAGAGAGACAGAGAGAGCATCCTACAACAATTCAGAGAATCAAAAACAACTAACCCTTAAATCAAAACAATTATGCTAACAAAAACCCAACAAGAACTTGTAGATGGAATCATTGGCGAGTTCAACGACATCAACGCGAAGGACGCATCCAAGAAATCGGATGGACGATTCACCCTTGCAAGCGTTCGCAAATGCGAACATGACAAGGAGGAGTTTATTCAAAACATAAACATCCATAACTCTGCCATGCTTTCTTTATTCCGAGAGAAAGTGTTGTCCGATGTCAAGGAGTTCACCAAAGAGTTCGGGTCGGTCATTGATGTGAAACTTTGCAGGGAACACGCAGATCCCAACATGAGTAACCACCAAATGTTGCTTGAACTAAAAGACGATTGGATGGACAAAGAGCATCGTCATTCTTCCAGCACAACTAAATCCAAGCAAATAAAGGCGTACTTTGTTTCCAAGACAAAGACTCAGAAAGTTGAGTACACCCAATCAGGGTTTGAGAAAATAAACGTTGGCTCTGCAATGTGTTTCAAGGCGTTCATTACGCCGAAGGCTGATTGGGCAACCATAGTCCTAGAGGATGGTACCCATTATCGTATGCTAAAAATTAACGGCACTCAATACTCGTTGCACGATTGGCTATGCGAAGGAGATTATCCATCCTATTCATCGCTTGATGAAATGTTGCAAAATTCCAAAGACTTTCAGCGTCAAATCGTCCGTATATCGTAACCAAACCTTAAACCAAACCTAACAATGAAAGACATCACCAAAATCGTTCACATTCAACTTTTCTCCCCTGCCAGGGAGGAGATGACCCTACTGACCAACCTAGTAGAAGGCTCCATCAAGCACATCCTTTATTCGGGACACTCATCATACGGCACCAAGTTGCCTCTCAGCATGCTTGGACTACCGACCGGTATGCATCTGCCCGTTGACAAGTTGTACGACGACGAAACTCTCTACGAGTTTGCACAAAGAATCGTACAGATGATCGAGGAGGAATCGCATATGACAATCTACAAAGTAGTAGACAACAATGTTACATTTCATTCCTTTGAGTAGTTGCAAATGTGAACTTTATTCCTTAACTTAGGACCTTTAAATATAAATTATGAGCGACGAAACGAAATGGATCAAATGTTCCGATCGGATGCCCGAGCAAGACACTCCGGTGCTGATTTACACAACCGATATGTATCAAGCAATGGCTTGGCTATCGAACAACCGTTGGTACTACGAGCATCAAACTTGGTTCCTAATCGAAGTAAGCCATTGGATGCCCCTACCCCCTAACCCGTTTTAACCTAAACCAATGAAAAAAGATTTTATCCCTTACGAACAAGCCCTTGCACTCAAAGAACTTGGGTTTGATGAACCTTGTTTTGGTTATTACAGCATTGACCCGTTCAATCTTAAATCTCCCACTTTTAATTTGGAAAAACCATTTGAGCGCGAATGGTGTTTGCCTGCACCCCTCTACCAACAAGCGTTCAGGTGGTTCAGAGAGAAGTATGGTTTGTGTTTAGTAATTAAGCCAATTGATGATAAGAAACTTGATTTAGGGTATAACTTATTAAAAAATGGATTGATTATCAATGCCCGCCTCACCCACGAAGAAGCAGAACTCGCCTGTCTTAAAAAACTAATTGAACTTTCAACCCAAACAAAATGAACAACGAACTTTTAAAAGCAACCATTCATGTACTCAGATGCCTCAAGACAGACGCTGAAATGGCTCTGAGTGGCGATTGGGATACTACAACTCAGGAAGGTATTGACGAGGGCTTTGAGGCTCAGATATCTTTAATTGAACCTCTGCTTGATAGGCTTACAAGGGAACTAAACGCTAAACCATGAACAACGAAACACAAAACAAATTCTTCGCGATCAATTGGTCTCAGTACGGCCAAGCGAGTAACCAGTCCGAGATGTGCGACACCTTTGTGTCGGCATTTATGGAATGCGAACACACACATGAGTTCGGTGCAGAGGCTCAGTCCTGGAAGGAATACTCCCAGGTCGTTGAGATAAACCCTGCCGGTGACGTCGTCAACTCCGCTTATTTCGTAACCCTTTAAATAAACAAACCATGTCAAAGTACCCAACAGGATCACACGCTACTTCGCTAATTGAATTTCAAAGAGAAAGAATAAGATGTATGGAAAAAAGAATAATAGAGTTGGAAAAAGAGAATGACTCGCTCAAAATTGGGCGGTCTAAGCCCAATCCCGTATCAGCAAACGCTATTGGTGCAATGGCGAAAAGTGACTATATTTGTATACATTAAAACATAGCTATGCAACACCCATTTTACGCAGACAAACAATACAAGGTTTGGATTAGAGTCCGATTCTCTATTGAGGCCGACAGCCAAGAGGAAGCCAACCAAAAAGCGATTGATGCCCTTAGCGGACCATCGTCAAAACTTTCTGGCAAAAAGGAAGAGTATCTTCACCTTACCCTTGAGCAATTGTTTCCCGAACCGCCATTCCCAAGACCAACCATTGAGCTGTATACGCACGAAGATGAGTTGATTTACGACAACCTTTTAGACTCAATAAACATAACCGACATTCAAAAAACATAAGGACAATGAAAGCATACCTATCAAATGGAGTTAAGGTTAATGGAGGATTCGTGGTAAAAACAAGGGGGCCAGCCAAGTGGGGGTATCCGGTTCTGAATTACTGCTCGATCCACGCTATAACCGACTTACAAGGAACCAAGTTTAACTGTGTCGTACTTGAGCCATTTGGCAATGAGTCAATTGTCACTTGGGGTAATCACTTCGCGTCAATAACGGATGCCGAAAGATACGCTAAGTCTAGAGGCGCTAAAGAAATGTACAGCGTTTCATCAAGAGAATGGATTCCGGTTTCATTGTTTAAGAGGATTCTAAAAATGATTCTATAATGGCCAAGAAAATAAAGTCACCAAGAGCGAAGGGTAACACCTACGAATTGTCCATCAAAAACGATCACATTGATTTAGGTTTTAAGGATGTATTTACATCAAGGAATGAATCAAAGAGAATGGACGATGCCGGTGTTGACCTTGTTGGATTGCCATATCACATCCAATGCAAAGCCGTTGAGAGATTGTCCCCGGGTGTTCATCAAGTGATATCCAATATGCCGAGGGATAAGATTAGAGCCGTATTCCACAAAAGAAACAGACTTGGATCGGTTGTCTGCCTAGAAAAGGATGATTGGTACAAAATATTGACCCACCTTGTTAAAACAAAATTCTTCAAGAATGAATAAAGACAACAACAAACTTTCAGTTGACGTCCTATGGGATGGACTTCAATTTGATATCGTGATAAAAAAGTCAGAGAGTATGACTATCTACGGAATGCAAAAGTGTGGCTTTCAAATCTTAGAGGCCAAGGTTAATGGCTCGCCATTATCAATTGAAGACATACCGGATGGTGTAACTGAATTACTTTTAGATCAATTCGTTTCCGACAATTAAACCAAACAAAATGATGAAGCAAACCAAAGACATAATTGACTCGATCATAGAGGTGGCCGCTAAATCAGGCAAGCCTCTGAACGCCGTAAGAAGATACTTAATGATTAAGTATAAGATGTGCGTTGAAGAATCTGTTTTATTTTCAAGACTTAAAAGAATGAAGAAATGAATGATGGCTCAAGAGGTTACCACGATAATATGTACAAGTATTTAGTCTCATCAAAAAAGGAGGGATCCATTAGGAGGAGGATGTATGTCAAGGATGGAGTTATGCTTGAATGCGAGAAGGAAATCGTCAACCTAATCAAGGATCCTGACGCATTGGAAACAGACGTATGGGATTGTACATTTAGGTACAATGGGCAAGAGGTTAAAAAGCCTTTGAGATTTGATGATATGTGTTTGAGATTTTTTAATTTGTCAATAAAGCACAAGAAGAAAGATTAATGATTATATTTGCACAACTAAACCCCAAAATCCAAAAAAATGAAAGCACAAAAAACATTTGCTGATGGCTTTAAAGTAAGGGCCAAAATCATCAACACGAAGTCTGTCTTCAGCGTGAACATCCAAGCAGACAAGTTCTCTGAGTTCCTCAAGAACCACAAGAACGAGAAAGGGTATGTGACCATTGACTGCTGGGAACTTGATCAGCCAGACAAGTACGGACACACTCACAATGCCTCACTTAATGAATGGACTCCAACCAAAAAATCGGCTCCATCTCAAGCGGAAAGTGTTGATGATGACATGCCATTCTAAAGGAATGGCTGCTTTTTATGCTAAAAACGGGGGGAAATTATCTCCCCGTTTTAATTTAATGGAAAATTTAACCAAACAACCAAATAAATGAAATACGGATCAGTTTGCTCAGGCATTGAAGCGGCTACAGTCGCTTGGCACAACCTCGGGTGGGAGCCGCAATGGTTCTCAGAGATTGAACAATTCCCTTCGGATGTGCTGAAACACCGGTTCCCAACGGTTCCTAACTTGGGAGATATGACAACCATTAACCAAAACCCAATCGCAGATGAACGACCAATTGACCTTCTCGTGGGGGGAACCCCATGCCAATCCTTCTCCGTCGCAGGACTTCGCAAGGGACTTGATGACCCACGAGGGAACCTCATGCTTACCTTTCTTTCAATCGCTGATAAACTCCGTCCCAAGTGGATCGTCTGGGAAAATGTCCCCGGTGTATTGTCGTCCAACGGAGGAAAAGATTTTGGTACCTTCCTCGGGGCGTTGGGGGAGCTCGGGTATGGGTTCGCATACAGAGTTCTTGACGCTCAACACTTCGGAGTCGCCCAAAGACGCAGAAGAGTGTTTGTTGTCGGATACCTTGGAGATTGGAGAGTTGCCGCAGCGGTTCTATTTGAGCGAGAAAGCCTGCAAGGGAATACTAAACCGAGCAGAAAAAAGAGGGAAGAAGTTGCCTCCGATGTTGAAGGAAGCGTTGGAGAGGCAGGCAGTTGGTGGGATGGAAGCCAAGTCGCAGGAACCTTAACCAAGCAGAATGCGAATGGCGCACAACGGATGCCGGACAAGGATAACTTTGGGGCTATACTTCAGCAACCATTTCGTAAAGTAAGAAGAGCGCAAAGCGATAGCGACTTTGAAACCTGGGAGAAGGATGAAACGGCCAATACGATAAATTGCTTTGATGTTGGAGATGTACGAAGCACGAATGTTGTTGCCCAACCGATAGCCGTTGACACCTACAATTACACCACGAACGACCACACCACGCAAACCATTCGCTCACAATCCGATACGGAGCATATTGGAGCCGTGTTGCAACCGATAGCCTTTGAACCGGGCAAGATGCAAAGGCTTGGGTATGGGTATTCGGATAATGGCACATCCCCAACATTAAGGTCAGAGCCGGGAGATAATCAATTAGCAGTTGCCCAACCGATAGCCTTCAAAGAGCCTTGCCCAACATTAACCGCAAAAATGCAAGGTTCATCGGGATGGGCTTCATATAATGAAACTGACCATTTGGTCGGGCAACCGATGGCCTTTGATTGGCAATCAGGTGGAGATATGAGAGGAATGAATCTGCAAGAAAAGACGCAGTTGCAACGATGCCAAACCCCTGCGGTTATGCACTCAATTGATTTTAGAAACAATCGTTACAACGAAGAACAAATAGCCGGTACGCTGCAAAGCAAAGAGAGCGGTGGTTATTCGCTGAATTACACTACGGGCGTTCATCAGCCACCTATGGCTATACGAAGGCTGACCCCCAAGGAATGCGAACGCTTGCAGGGATTCCCCGACGATTGGACCAAGGTTCCTTACCGCAACAAGGATGCCGACCAATGCCCCGATGGGCCAAGGTACAAGGCTTGCGGTAACTCAATGGCGGTGCCGGTGATGCGTTGGATTGGTCAACGGATTCAACTGATAGAAAAAATAATAAACGAATAAGCAATATGCCACGATACGAAGAAATTGTAGAACTTATAAATAAAGTAAAGAAAGCCGTATGCGAAAAGTACGGATGCGATCCCGAAGTTATGAACGCTAGGTCCGGCAAGAAGAGGTGCAACGTAGAGCCCAGGCACATAGCAATGTACCTATGCCGAAAACATTTGGAAATTGGCTACCAAAAAATATCCGAGGAGTTTGGCCTATCGGACCACGTTTCTGCCATGCATGCCTATAATACTATTTCAAGCCTCAGCGATGTTGACAGTAGAATATCCAGGACGATTATCAAGATAGAGTCAACTCTGCTTCCGGATCTTTTATCCCACAAACGCATTGTGTACTACACCTTCTTTGACGGTAGAGTCTGCCATGGTCTTTACAAGGACGAGCAGTCCGTTGTCAAACAACCAATTGGAAAGGCGATACCAATCATCATCCACCGGTAGTGCAACACTCAATTCCCCAATTTTGTTAACTAATTAGACAACATCCTATGCAAAAAGTAATCGTCATAAAGAAGGGTCAGAACTGGCCATTGAACGACCCCATGCTCCCTACAATGGGGACAATATGGAAGCGTTCCTTTGTTTTCACACAAAGTTGCTTGTACCCCACTGAGGGGTACAGTTATGGAATCAACAAGCTTTGGGGGATATCCGGTATGCCGTACCACAAACGGAACTCTGTTCGCGTCTGTTGGCTACCGACGGAGAATGGCAAGGCCATTCAGCTCTACGCCACTTCGTATGTGAATGGCGTTCGGGAGATAAGAAAGTCCACTATCGTAAAGCCGGGGGATGTGGTTGACTGCTTGATTTCAAACCAAGGCAACAACGCTTCAGTTTGCATAAACGGCGTTTGCACCACATTCAAGGTTCGGATACCCTTTGTGACCTACATGCTGAAGGTTTACTTTGGAGGCATCCCCGCATCTCCACAGGATATCTACATCCTGCGATCCGTTAAGCCCCAGCGAGTCTTCTCTTTCAGCGATTTCTTGATGCGAATTCGAGCATTTTTCGGCGTAATCAAGCCTTCCATAGACCTTTGATTAATGACCACGTATATGCGGTCATTGTGTTTCACATAATCAATCTTGTCGTTTTTTATAAGGGATCTTACTTGACTTTCTTTAAGCCATGCTTGGTATTTTTCCTTGTAAATTGATATGTAGTCTTTTATGGACACCAATGGATAGGACGCCTTTTGGCATAGTTCAAGGCTTAATCTTGCCATCCATTTCCATGATTACGCGCTTCAGGTATACCGACAGGTCTAGGGATTCTTCAAGGGCATGCTGTAGCCATTCCCGGACCGAAAGGTCGGTCCGTGTCATGGTTTTGCCGTATTTCTTGAATCCAACTTGGCTCCTCTTCCTAATCTCTTCAATCACGGATTCTTCCACAGAAAAATCCGGATTTAGGCTATAAACGACATCTGCCTTGCCATAAGTAGTATCTTGTTCCATAAACCAATTAACTCCCCTAGATGCGAATAGTTCATATGATCCCCCTTGATGACATAAGCGAAAACCACTCAATTTGCAAATGTTCGTGCTCTCCACTTATTAAAACCGACTTCGTAGACGGACAGATGGAGACAAAAGTTATTCACAAATACAAGGACGGAAAACCATACATAAAGTCCGTTTGTGCGGATGTAGGGATAAAAACACCCAATTTTAAGTATGCCAATATTGTGTATAAAAAGATTTTTTAAGCCTTACTCGGGAACTATGGTATACAAAAACGAAAAACACGGTTATAGATTTGCAGAAAATATAGGAGAGTTCAGTTCTGCTGTGTCTGATTGCCAAAAACAGCCAAACTTGCACCACCCCAGTGCTTGGATCAGGCAAATTAAGTCCCTCAGCGAACGCCTTCGGAACCCCTTTATTGGTTTCGTGATCCGCCTCCGGAGATACGTGGTTGATGGCATTCAATTTAAAATTCTAAACCAATAAGGGGGCGGATTCAACTTAATGATAACTATATTTGCAACATGGAAAAGACAGAAAACAACGTTATGTTCAACACTCCTGGTACGAGCCCTATGTACGAGATGCTGTTGTTTATTCACCATTGGGCAGAGGATTTCCCGACGAAGAACATGAGGGATTCATTCATTAAGAAGGCTCAGATCTTATTGAACAGAGAATCTAGGGCCATTCATGCGGCCTTTGAGGCCGGCATGAAGGCTTTAGTTCCCAATCCGGAATACTACAAAGAGTCGTTCAAGTCCAATAGAATGTCAATTCTTGACATAGAAGAAGAGGAAGGGTATAGGGATGAACTGTTCATTGGTCTAAATCCGGAGGAATAATTTTTTTTCAAACAAAACAAATGAACCTAAAGCACATCAAAGACGTAATCCTTGTAAACCTACAAGATATCAAACGATCAATAGAGTTCCTCGTTATGCTTACACTTGTGCTAACCAGTGCGACTGTCATTACGGCTATTGCCTGCATTATTGGCTACAAGGTGGCTCTTTTCCTTTGTGGGTTACTTGGTATCGCAATATGAACATCGGAAACGTACTCGAATTGCTAATTGAAATCGGCAAGGGAATAGCCACTGCGCTCTTTATTTTAATCATGCTTACATTAATTTGGACACTATGAATGAATGATAAATCGTTCAATAAGTGCCATTATCGCATATAATGAATGACCATTATCGCATATAATGAATGATAAATCCGTCAGCCTACACGCTTACAAAACCTCCCCAATCGTCAGCCTATAAACTGACCAACCAAACCCCAAACCGATGAAACACAAATTTTCAATTAACCGATTCACCATCGCTTTTACCGTCTTGTTGTTAGCGGTAGTGCTTTCTTCTTGTGGTGAAGAAACTATATACCCTAACAGTAAATCAAAATTTGTAGTAACAAGAATTGAACCTAACAAAACAAAAGGAACAAGTATTTACTTGGTTGAGCCTATTGGAAAAATGGATTTGAATATGAGTCATACTTGGTTTGTGGATAGTATTGGTAGGTTCAATGCTGGTGATACGCTGTGTTTTCAGCATTACCGCTAACTTACTTATTTGTGAACAAATCGTCAGCCTATAACCTTACCAACCAAACCCCAAACCCATGAGACGATTTTTAGTGTTTGCCGGTGATTGCTATTATCCCTATGGTGGGATGAATGATTTTCAGGAGGACTTTGACACCTTGGAAGAGGCTAAAAGTTTTGAATCAAAAATCAAAGAAAAGTTTAAACTTTTATGGAAAGATAACTGGAAGGATTTCAATTGGACCGAGATTTGGGATTCGGAAACACGAACCCATGCGTAAAGACCATTTCGTTGACACCACCCAAATGCTACCAGTTTTCGTGAAATAGCCAAGATTGCGCTTGATTTTCACGATAAAACCACTTAAATTTGCAAAATGAAAAAGAACCAAATAACCCGAATACAGGACTCCCATGAGGAGTACCTGTCAAAGACGCACTACGAAAGTGCGTCCACCATCAAGCTAGCCATTGAGTCAGACAACGACTATGTGTGGTTCAAGAAGGCCAACAAGGGCAACACCAAGTCTCAAAGCTTTGGTACAGCGCTACACATGGCGATACTTGAGCCGGAGAAGTTTGACAACACCTATTGGTGCCTGAGCGATTCCGACAAGGAGGATCCGTCTTCCTCTTGGGTTGTCAAGGTCAACAAGGACAAGAAATTAGCCTTGGTTGAACTCCATGCTGGTAAGTTACTCCTTGAGGAGGATGACTGGAACGCTATCCAAATCGTTGGAGAGAGGCTCATCTACGACAACCGGTTCACGGACTTTGTGGCTCCGGCTTACAAAGAGGTTTCCTTTTACGACGACAACTTCTTTGAAGGCATTGCCGTAAAGTGCAGGCCGGATGCTTACTTTGGCGTTATGGATGTTGACGTAAAGAGCACCAAGGCCGCTGACCCGAAAGGATTTTGGTACGAGTTCCTGAAGTACAAATACCATATCCAAAGGGCTGTTGCGGTAGACATCATGCATAAGTATGGCATACCAATTGAGGCTTCGTGTATCTTAGCGGTATCCAATACACCGCCATTCAACCATGAGTTCTACCGGGTTCCTGATCACCTCATTGAGTCTGGCAGAGAGCTCTACCAATTGGGGCTTCAGAACATCAAGAGGATTAAGGCCGGTGAAATCTACAATGGTTACCAAATACCGGGACAGCAAATGGACGAAAACGGAATGATAATACTTGAAAACAAATGGAAATAAAAAGCAGAATAGACACGATTAATTTTTTGATTCAAAAGTTTGGATTCAAAAAATACCTAGAGATAGGCGTAAGGAATGTTGAGGATTGTTTTGACAGAATTAAATGTCAAACAAAGCACTCCGTTGATCCTGGCCTAGAGGCCCAAGTAAATATGGCCGAATTCAAAATGACATCGGATGACTTTTTCTCTTCACTAAATCGGAAGAAGCTCAAGCTTCCTGCTCACTACGAGTGGGATGTCATCTTTATTGATGGCCTTCACTTAGCAGAACAAGTGTATCGCGATATCAACAACTCATTGGAACATTTGGCTCCAGGAGGGTTTGTGGTGATGCACGATTGCGACCCTTTCCTTTTTGAAAACAATATCGCGAGACTTGTTGAGGACTATTGGGGGCAGAATTGGAATGGAACTGTATGGAAGGCTTTTTATCACGCTAGGGCTAACAGACTTGACATTGACGCTTGCACTTTGAGTATTGACGAGGGTGTTGGTATCCTAAAGAAAAGGGAAACGCCCTTGGATGCTCCTGCTATAAAGCACCAAAACACCTTCTTTGAGTACAAGGTGTTTTTTAACAATAGGGAAGAGACTTTAAACATCATTGGTCCAGACCAGTTGGATAAGTGGTCCGACAACCCATTCATAAATCAGCAGCAATGAAAAAGCACTACAAAGCCCTTATGACCGAGGATGGGGAGAGTTGGATTGGAATTGGCACCGGTCAACTGATGATATCTCCCATACCGATGCTGCTGCCGTTCTCCGTGGATAGAGCCACCATAGAAAACGCTATATCAAATTTAAAAGTGGAGTCCACCGATGGCCCCAAGGAGGAACTGCGATACAAGCTTGTTGAGATTTCTTTAGAAATATTAACCGATTAACCGAAAACATCACTACATTTGTAAAACAAAACCAAAAAACCATGCAAAACTTAACCAACCTCAACCAACCCGTGAACGCTCAAGACATTGACTTCCGGGTTCAATCCATTAACAAGGGCGGATACGCCACCATCTTGGCCTACAAGGATGCTCGATACGATATGCGTATCCTAGACGAAGTCGCAGGTGTTGGGCTATGGCAGAAAGATTACAAGATCATTGATGGCAACCTGTACTGCGGCATTGGTGTCTATGTGGAAACTCTTCAACAGTGGGTATGGAAGTGGGATGTGGGCGTAGAGAGCAACACCGAGAAAGAGAAAGGCCAAGCATCAGACGCTCAGAAGAGAGCCGGATTCGCCTGGGGTATTGGTCGTGAGCTCTACGACTTCCCCTTAATCCAGGTCAAACTGAAGCCCAATGAGTTTGAGGTCCGCGCCGATGGCCGTGCTCAACAGACTTACAACCTAAAGTTGCGTGATTGGACTTGGACCATTGAGCGTGGTACGGACCTAAAGATTTACAACCTAATCGCCAAAGATCAGGATGGCGAGGTACGATTTCAGAGCGGTAAGCCTTCTGGGGATGTGGGCTCAAATAAAGCCCTATCCAAAGCAGTTGCTACGGCGAAATCGTCTAATATCGTAACGAAGAAGGATGACGGCATGGCTACACCGGATCAGATAAATACGCTTAGAGATCTCGTAAAAGTTATGCCATCTTCGGACGATAAGTTGAATGTAATCAAAGAGATTAAGGGAGGAATAACCAAGATAAGGGCCTCACAAATTATTGATGAATTGATGGGCCGCTTTTCAATCCCTAATCCCTCAAACGCCTAAAGACCACAATGGATAAAGCGCCTAGTCAGCAGTTTCTTGATGAATTGGTTAGTAATTCCCAATTCCTCTTGAATTGCTGTCTTAGGCTTTGTCCTGATCGATCTGATGCAGACGACTTGAGGCAAGATGTCTTCATCAAAGCAATGCGCTTTCATGATAGTTTTGTTGGTGGAACCAATATGAAAGGGTGGCTCGTTAGAATAACCAAGAACACGTTCATAAACAATTACAGAAAAAAGTCAAAAAATTCAGAAACATTAATTGATGATATCAGCGACTCATCCATTGATGCCTTCGCCTCAGAAGAAACGGACCTATTCACAAACACTAGCCCGGAGGATCATAGCGGGTTAAGTGAAGAACTTGTTGTAGCCATTGAGTCTTTGGATCTTGAGTACAAAAACATCGTGATACTCATTGACATATACGGTTACAATTACCGTGAGGTTGCAGAATTTAAGTCAATACCGGAGGGGACGATTAAGTCAAGGCTTTTTAGGGCGAGGGGAATACTCAGAGATAAACTTATGAGTAGAGCAAAGAGTTACGGCATAGATTATGTCAAGAAAAAGTCAAATAGAAAAAAACCAAATCAATGAGCAATCAGCATTACAATATGTACATAGATGTTGGAAATCCCAACAAGAATTTGCCTAAGAAGAAAATTTACTCTTCTGAAAAGTTCATTATTATGCTCATTCCTGATCAATTTAAGGATATGGTTTTAGGGTACTATCGCGTTCATAAAAAGACTCCCAAATACCTATCTTGGTATAAGCATCTTCCTCAATACGAGGATTGGGTTAATTGGTTTTGCGCTAGTGTTGGCAAGGACAAACCAATCCATTTGTATCACGGCGAACAGCCAGCTACCAAAGAAGATAAAGGTCTATTCGGATGAGTATATTTACAAACCATGTTTCCATTAAAGGAAACATTGTGGACCAAGTTGCCCTAAAAAGTGGCTGTGTGTTTTTTACGTTGGCATGGGTGACATCAAAGAACAAACTAAATTATGTCAAGGTGGCCGTCTTTGGAGTTCCGGCTACTGATTTCGCAAAAGAATGCAGAATAAACGATCATGTTTGGCTTGAGGGGATTCTTGACACGGTTATTTTGCCATCGTATGCAGGTGTCAGAGTCATCGTCAATCACTGGATTAAACTTAATCAATCCCCATCAAACAATACATATGTATCCGATATGTATGAGCAAAGCATGACCCATAGATTGTCATCACAAATAGATCCTTATTCAGACAAATTCAACCAATAAAAATGGAAAAGAAAAAGATTGACATCGTAAGGCACGGCAGAAACGTGCACTCAATTAATGTCGGCGCATCCGAGAAATTCCTCCTAATCTCCGACCTTCACTGGGACAACCCACATTGCGATAGGGATTTACTGAAGAACCACTTGGATGAAGCCGTCAAAAGAAACGCCATCATCATTATCAACGGAGATATGCTGTGCTGCATGCAAGGAAAGGGAGATCCACGCAGGAGTAAGGACGACATCCGTCCGGAGCACAACAACGCCCGGTACCTAGACTCCATCGTGGAAACAGCTGTAGAGTGGTTTGCGCCGTATGTCCACAACATCGCTTTGATTGGCTATGGGAACCACGAAACCGGCATTATCAAGCACCAAGAAACCGACATCCTTCGGCGCTTTGTTGACATGTCCAACCATGTTTACGGCTCCAACATGCAGGTGGGCGGCTATGGTGGTGTTGTCTCCGTATCAATGCAGTACAGGTCGCAGACAAAGCCCAAGACGACTTGCTTCGTTATGCATTATTATCATGGAGCCGGTGGGGGAGGCCCCGTCACACGCGGAGTAATTTCAGATCAACGGATACTCGCAAGTGTCGAGGGCTATGATTGCACTTGGCAAGGGCACGTTCATGAGTTGTATCACCACGTCAATGTCGTTCATCGCTTTGACGTTCGAAACAAGTTGATCCTGCAGCGCTATGTGAACCAAGTGAGGACTGCGACCTACAAGGAGGAATGGGATGGTGGAGTCGGAGGGTTCCACGTGGAACGTGGTAGGCAACCTAAGCCCCTGGGAGGTTATTGGATGGACTTATCCGTTCAGCGAATTCAGGATAAAAAGAAAGGCTCCCCTAGCTCAGACCGAGTTTCCATTATTTCCGATTTTTACGCCTGCACTCGTCCTTATTGATTATCTTTGTGAAAACGAAACCAAATGTACACAGAACTAATCGATGGCTCTATTCAGAGCCGAAACAAGAACGCCCAAATTGTTCATCTTGAGGACATAGGGTACGAATCCTGCGACCACGAACGCTACACATCCCTGTTTCAGTACGGGGAGTCTATCCGGAACCACTTTTCGGTCAATGGCTCTGTAAAGGGCTACCGAGGTGAGTTTTACATGAACATCCTTTGGGTGGACATTGACAACGTCGATGTTGAAGAAGCATTCAATCAGTCCAAGGCTTTCGTCAAAAGGCTCATATCGGAGTACCTTGTCGATCCCAAGCAGATTTACATCTGCTTCTCCGGGAAGAAAGGCTTCCACGTAGGACTGCATTCCAACCTGTTCGGTGGCTTTAAGCCATCGGCAGACTTGCCGGACAAGATTAAAAAGCTCGTCTTTACCCTTACGGAGGGCATCTCAAGCGTTGACCACGGCATATACAACCCCAACAGGGCTTTCCGTGCTATCAACTCTCGCCATCCGGACAGCGGTTTGTACAAGAGCGGCGTCAAGTACGAGGACTTCATCGTGCAGAGCATTGAGGAGATTTCCTTCTATGCCGAGTCTCCCAGTCCTATTTTCCGCTTTGATGCGGAGATTAGCTCCGCAAGGCCCAACAAGAACTTGGTGGAGGCTTGGGAGTACTCCAGCTATGTGGATGACTTCAGCCACGAGATTTCCGATCGCAAGCCAATGGACAAGGAAGGGCTCTTCTCCGTGCCTTCAGCCGGGGAGAGAAACAACTCCCTATTTAAGCAGGCTTGTGCCTTGTTTGACAAGAGCGAACTCAAGTTTCAGGACATCCTAAGAATCGTGTCGGGCATCAACATCGCCACCGGTACTCCATTGGATGACAAAGAGCTCTACAACCTAGTTCGTTCTGCTCAGAGCCGCACTAAAGCCAAAGCAACGGCAGACACGGGCGTAAAGACTTGGTTTGCTCTCCATGAGCAAATCCCCGACATCCTTAATGCTTTGGACGAGAAGAGTGGCAACTACGACTTGGTGTTCAATGAGTTCAACGAGTTGATTCGTGGTGACCTAAAGGGCAAGTTGATTGTCGTTGCCGGTCAGGGCGGAACCAAGAAATCCATCTACGCCCAAGAGATTCTCTTCAACAATGCTCGCATGGGCATGAGGGGTATCTACAACAACCAAGAGATGTCCAAGACGCAGTTCCTCAAGCGGAGTGTTAATATGTACCGATCGGGATTTGCATCTAGAAAACTTTGGGATGAGTTCAAGGAACTCTACGCCTTAGACCAAGAGGAGGCGACTAGGAAGGTCCAAGAGATGCTGAAGGACGATTTCAGTAAGCGCATCATCGTGGATTACAAGTTGGCCGCTAATTCGGGGCACTACCGTAGCATCATTGAGCAGGTGGAGAACGCCTATGGCAGCATTGATATGCTTGTCGTTGATGGTCTTTCTATGATGATGGACACGGGAGGGGAGAAGGACTCTGCGGAAAAGCATACCCGTGAGCTGAAGTACTTGGCCAACGAGATGAACATTCCCATTATCGCCTTGGTCCACGTAACTAAGGATGTCCCCAAGCACACGAGGGATCTGACTCCCTACTTACGGGGTAGTGGTAAGATTTATGACAACGCAGATATCTTTATTTCGTGCAGTCTGATTGTTGACAACGAAAGAACCAATGGTGACGATATTGTTTATAGGAACGATTTGGGTTACCTAAGGTTATTTGATAAAAGAGATTCGGGAGAAACTATCAATGTAGTTTATAACTTTGATAGCAACACGTTGATGATGGAATCTTCCGGACTAGAACCAGCAACATTAGAGTTCAAAGTAAAAAATAAATACCTAAATGGAGACAAATTTTAACATAATGCACAAAAGGCCCGAAGGAATGGCCTATGACATGTTCCACGAGGAACGTCGTTCTGCCAACAAGTTGATAAAGGAGTATCTAAGGGGCAAGAAGGATCCCAAGCAGGGCAAGTACTCCACGCGATACAACTTGGTAAAGCAAGCCTACAAGTATATCAAGACCGGATGGTCTGAACTCGCTCCGAACCAAAACAAGTTTTTGGAGTTATTGGGGCAGATTCAGAAAAATGAAGGACGGAAAGATACACCTGGGGACGATATTCAGCCAGGAGGAGACGGGGGCGAGTTTGTATCGTCTAGCGATGCCCAACCTGTGGCTCCAGAAGGAACACGAGAAGGACTTTCTGCTGACGAACTTCAAGCAGATACCAAGCCTTGAGGACGAGCATGTCCAAACGGTAGACATCTTCCTAGCGTCCAGGAACCTCGTCTTGGGGACCGACAAGGAGATAGAAGACTTCTATAACACTTTGCGATCCCATGGTGCCAAGGTTATCTTGGACTATGACGACTACTGGGTGCTCCCATCGGACCACCATATGTATCAGTCCTACAAGACCCAGAATCTGCCCCACAAGCTCGCTAAGAGCATTGAGTGTGTTGACCACGTGTTCTGTACCACCTCATACCTCCAAGAGCGTATAAAGCCTATCAACGCGAATGTGAGCATCGTGTCCAATGTCCCCTACCCGGAGGGCATTGATGCGTTTGTAGCCCGTCCTACGGAGTCTGAGAAGGTTCGGTTCGGTTGGTTCGGGGGTGCACAGCACATCCCGGACGTTGCCCTTATGGCTGAGTCCATGAAGTCGCTGTACCGGGATCGGTCGCTTAATGACCGGTATCTAATCGTATGCGCTGGCTGGAACGACAACCCGGCCTACCAGGCTTACGAGAATGTTTTTACCAATGGTTACCGAAATAGCAACTATGCTAGAATTAACGCTATGAGCGTTTATGAGTACGCCTATGGGTATAACGAGGTGGACGTGTGTTATGCCCCACTTAGAGGTGACAAATTCAACCATTATCGTTCTGAGTTAAAGTGCGTTGAGGCAGGTTATATGCATAAACCTCTGATTTGTTCCAAGATACCTCAGTACGAAGATGTTATCAAGCACAATGTCAACGGATTACTTGTTGGCGAGAAGGAGTCCAATGCCTGGTACCGGTACACCAAGATGCTGATCAACGACAAGGACATGCGTGATGAGTTGGCCAAGAACCTCCATAAAACAATCATGAGGGACTTTGACTACAAGAAAGTATTCCCTAAAAGGGTAGAGATTTACAAAAATATTTGTCAAAACAAGTCCAAAACTGCATAAAGCAGTATTATATTTGCATCAGTAGCACGGATATTCAGCCCCTGCCTTTCAGTCCCGACCTTTTTGGTTTCGTTTTCAGTCGGGGTCTTGATGGGTGGGGGCTTTTGCTTTTGGGACTTGCGAACGGCATAGTCTGCTTTTTTGTTGAATGAGTGATTAAATAACTCATTATGATTCGCATTTCTACGGTCACGATTACAAGGCCAACTGGAACAACGGCTTATTCGGCCAACGACCGGATTACAACGACCACTGGTACTACCAATACAGGGTCTGTGTTTTTGGGACTTGCCGAAACCATGTTTGGAAATGGCTATGTCACCAAGGCGAAGATTTTCACAAACACCAACGCCTCGGGCATATCTTCGGGTCTTAGGTTGCACTTGTACACCCTTGCTTCGGGCGAAACCCTATCTGCGGGTACCACGGTGGGGGATAATGCTCCCATGGTCATTGCCTACGCAGATGCCGCTAAATATGTTGGGTACATCAACTTCACAACCTGGATTAACACGGCTAGTGGATCATTAAGTATTGTTGACACGGCTAGGCTTTGTTTTCAGCGGTCTTTGGCGCCTGTGGTTTCAGGAGCACCCGGTCCGGGAATTCGCCAAGAGTTTCCTTTAACGGGCACTTTGGTTGGTATCCTTGAGTCTTTAGGTGCTTTTACGCCAATTGATAGTCAGCAGTTTCAGATTGAGTTAATGACCGATGCCTACGAGGGTTAATGGGAATATCAATGGCAGGGCTCTAAGGGGTCGTAGAGCGCACACAACCTTTGCGTTGCTCATAAGTCCTGCGCAGCAGGCGTGGAACGACTTCAATGCCCGTGCGACGGCTGATGGAGCACTTGACCCAGAATCAGCCGTAAATGACTGTCTGTTCACCCGCTTTGCTGCAATCTACAACTTCTAAGAATGCCCACACCATCGCTTATCCTTGTGCCTGCTCGATTTAAGACGGGCAAACTCTACACCCAAATCGCTACAACTTCGGCTGGCGTTGTTCTCGGTTCATCGGGGGACTTCAATGTTACTCGTGCAACTACGGCAACAAGGTTTAATGCGAACGGCCTGATTGAGAGTGTTGCAAGTGGCGTGCCTCGTTTAGACTACTACACCAGCGGTGGAACGGCTGGATGCCCTGCTCTCTTGGTGGAGCCGAGTGGAACGAATTTAATCGTTCAAAGCCAAAACTGGCTTGCAAATGGTTGGCGTGATGACGCAACGGCAAACGTTACAACGGTAACAGCGACCACAGGAACGATTGACCCCTTAGGAACATACACGGCCAATGCAATCAGTCCAACGAGCGGGAGCGCAACACACCTAAAGGTTGGTAGCGAGAATTCTGCAAGTTTTACAGGCAGTACGGTCTATACAGCAAGTGCTTTTTTTAAGCAAGGAACAGGTAATGCTGGAAGGTACGTTCAATTAACTTACCCAGTGGCAAGGTTTTCGCAAAATGGTTTTGCGAATTTTGATTTACAAGCAGGTGCAGTCGTTGCAAGTGGTGGCACGGCAGACACCAATAGGGCCGCAAGAATTGAAAATTATGGCAACGGTTGGTATCGGTGTAGTTTTACGGCTACTTGCACAAGCAATGGCACTGAAAATGGATTCACCGCTGTTTTAATAACCGCAAGTGGTGATCCTCGTGCGCAACCCTTTGCTGGAACCATAACGGATGTCCTTTACGGATGGGGAGCGCAGACCGAAACAGGCTCCGTAGCCACCTCCTACATCCCCACAACAACCGCATCGGGAACACGCAACGCAGACGTGATAACCCTATCAGGTGCAGTCAGCGGTTGCATCGGGCAGACCGAGGGGACGATTTATGTGGAGGTGGATATGCAAAGGTTGATTCTTGGGAGCGTCTTTGTTTTAGACGTTGGTGGAACGGGCGAATACATCGCAATCTCAAAACTCGCAACAGGGGCTTTTAGGGTGAGTATCAAGAAAACATCAACTTCAGCAGTCAACATCATTACAACAACGACAAATGCGGTTGGTATCTATAAACTGGCCTTAGGTTATAAAAGTGGAGATTACGCTCTTTACATCAATGGAGTGTCAAGAGGAACAAGCGCGAATGCAACCGATTATCCGACGGGTTCTTTAACTCAAGCCGTTGTGTCAAATGCAAACTACGGTTCACTCAACGACTTCATCCGTGCTGCTGCCCTCTACACCACTCGCTTAACCAACGACCAACTCCAAGCGCTAACTACTTTATAAAACAAAGACAAAATGGACTTCCCGATTTCCGAATCAGTAACCGCAGTCATTGCGGGAGTCATTGGATGGCTCACCGGCGGTAAAATCCAAAAGGAATCTGCAGAGATACAAAACGCCAAAGCAGTTCTTGCCATGTGGCAAGAAACAGCAGAAGCCCAAAAGCTGGAAATAGAGGCAATGAGAAGGGAAATACAAGCACTTCGAGAGAAACTTGACGAAATGGAAACCCATGTCCGAAAGATTGAATCAGAAAACATTGAGTTGAAAAGATTGCTCAATAAATGAACCTAGACGACCTAAGCATACCCGACAAGGTAAAAGCCGAACTTTGGTACGTAATGTCCAAGTTCGGCATCAATACACCCGAGCGATTAGCACACTTCCTCGGGCAATGCCACCACGAAAGCGGTGGATTCAAGTTCACCACGGAGAACACCAACTACTCCGATGTAGGGCTGAAGAAACGCTTCAGCAAGTACTTCAAGGACAAAGACATCTCCAAGTACGCCCGTAACCCTGAGAAGATTGCCAATCTTGTCTACGCTAACCGGATGGGGAATGGCAATGAAGCCTCCGGAGATGGATTCCGATTCAGAGGCCGGGGCTACATCCAACTGACCGGGAAGAACAACTACAAGACCTTTGACAAGTTCGTGGACGATGACATCGTGCTTAACCCAGACTTGGTAGCAACTAAGCACCCTTTGCTATCAGCGGCCTGGTTTTGGGATGTCAACGACTTAAACGAAATCTGTGACAAGGGGGTAAATAAGTCCACTATCTTTGCTGTGACAAAGAAGGTCAATGGTGGCATCAAGGGACTGGAGGAACGGTCCGTTTTGACCACAAGGTACAAGATCGAGTTATCCTAACGGGAACTTGACTGAACCTATTTTGGTTATTGTATTGACTAAACACCAAACTATGTTTAACGAAGAAGACGACTTGTTGCCCGAAGAGCTAGACCTCATTGAGCAAGAGGAGGAAGAGGATGATTTTGACGCTATTGACAAGGAATGGTTTGAGCAACTTGAGAACATGAAGGTTCCTTCTTGCAATATAGAGAATCCGGACGAGTGCTTAAATTGCGGCTCATGAAACGTGTTGATAAAGCTCAAATGCCTTGCAATAAGCCAAGGCCATCCACCAAGCCAGGGAAGAAGCGTATGGTCAAAGGGTGTGAAGGCGGCAAGGAGAAGCTGATTCACTACGGAGCCGAAGGATACGGCCATAATTATAGCGATGCAGCCCGTAAGTCATTCCGGGCAAGGCATAGCTGTGATACAGCAACAAGCAAGGTAACGGCTC